GAAGGTGGGGAAGAGTTATGTTGAGTGTATGGAGGTGGAGATGACGCCGAAGGAGAGGAATATATTTTTGGTTATAGATGAGTGGTGGAAGGAGTTTGGGTATGGGCCGTCTATAGATGACATTATGAGGAATAGTGGGGATAAGGGGAGGGGGAATGTATCGAGGGTGATAAAGAATTTGTGTGAGTTGGGGGTTTTAAAGAAGTTGCCTGGGAAGGACAGGAGTGTGCGGCCTGTGTATATTAACTTTAGGAATATAGAATGAATGATTATGAAGTTGGATTTTTTGCTGGGCAGGATTTTGTGTTGAGGTATATTATTGTGATGTGGGAGATGGGGGAGATAGGTGATGGGGCGATTAAGAGGGTGATGGATGATTTTGGTTATAAGTTAGTTGATGGGAAGTATGTTAATGAGGGATGAGGACATTATTGAGGCGATCTCGAATATGCCGGAGGATATGGCGCAGGAGATGTTTCAGATGTTTGAGGTATATAAGAAGAGTCTGACGGTAGAGCGGGCGGTGGATGATTTTTTGATGTTTGTAGGGGAAATGTGGCCTGGCTTTATACACGGGCGGCATCACGAGTTGATGGCAGAGAAGTTTGAGCAGATAGCGAGGGGGGAGATAAAGAGGTTAATTATTAATATGCCGCCCCGGCATACGAAGAGTGAGTTTGCGAGTTATTTATTACCTGCGTGGTATTTAGGGAAGTATCCTGGCAAGAAGATTATTCAAACGAGTAATACGGCTGAGTTGGCGGTAGGGTTTGGTAGGAAGGTGAGGAACTTAGTTGCGAGCGAGCAATATCATAGGATATTTCCTTTTGTGAACTTAAGGTCTGATTCGAAGGCGGCGGGCAGGTGGAGTACGAATCAGAACGGCGAATACTTTGCGATAGGTGTTGGTGGAACTGTGACGGGTAAGGGAGCGGATTTGCTTATTATTGATGACCCGCATAGTGAGCAAGAGGCGGCGTTGGCGGCTAGTGATTCGACTGTATTTGATAAGGTGTATGAGTGGTATACATCTGGACCGAGGCAAAGGCTTCAGCCTGGTGGGTCTATTGTTGTTGTGATGACGAGATGGGCGAAGAAGGATTTGACGGGTAAGATTATTCAGTCGATGATTGATAGGGATGGGGAGAAATGGGACGTCATACAGTTGCCTGCGATTATGCCGAGTGGGAAGCCGCTTTGGCCAGAGTTTTGGAGTTTGCCGGAGCTTGAGGCGTTAAAGTCTGAATTGCCTGCGAGTAAGTGGAATGCGCAGTATATGCAAAGCCCGACCAGTGAGGAGGGTGCGATTGTTAAGAGGGAGTGGTGGAAGATATGGGAAGGGGAAGATGTTCCGCCGTGTGAATATATTATTCAGAGTTGGGATACGGCTTTTACTAAGAGTGAGCGGGCTGACTATTCTGCGTGTACGACATGGGGGATATTTTATTTAAACGAGAATGCGCGCGATCCCAATATTATTTTGCTTGATGCGTTTAAGAGGAGGATGGAATTTCCTGAGTTAAAAGAAATTGCTATGCGAGAATATAGGAACTGGGAGCCAGATTCATTTATTGTTGAGGCGAAGGCGAGTGGAGCGCCGTTGATATTTGAGTTGAGGGCGATGGGAATTCCTGTGCAAGAGTTTACGCCGAGCAGGGGAAATGATAAGATGGTGAGGATTAACTCTGTATCTGACTTATTTGCGAGCGGGAAGGTATGGGCGCCTGCAACAAGATGGGCAGATGAGCTGATCGAAGAGATGGCGGCGTTCCCTAATTCTGATCACGATGACCTTGTTGATAGCACAACACAAGCGTTGATTCGATTTAGGAAGGGAGGGTTTATATCTTTGGGTAGTGATGAACCAGATGAACCAATATATAGACGGCGAAAATCGGCCGCGTATTACTGAGGAATAATATGGACGATGTTGTACATCCAATTCATGGTGGATACTATCCTCCTGGAACTGCTCCTAAAGAGCATTTAGCTGACTATCAGTATTATAAAAAGATGGGCATGAAATTTATTTCGCCTGAATATTTTTTGCCTGATGTTAAGGAAGTAAATACAAATAATTATATGCAGGCAAGAAGGCCGGACCCAAAATCAAATACAGGCGTTGAGTCTTTACCGACAGGATACGATAAAGAAACGATGGGTAATTTATTAAATGCTTATAAAGTGGCACATGAAAAATACGGCGTTCCGATGTTAAGCCCGCAAGAGTTAACTTCGATGGCGTTGATAGAAGGTCGGTCAAATTTAGGATTTAACGAATTTGATGTTAACAATAAGAAAGCAGTCAAGTTGCATCAAGAACTAATGAAGCAAGGGTTTGACCCTTACGCGGCTGGGTTTCCAGCGGCAATTTTAGATAAACAAGAAACTGCTGAGCGTTTAAAAAAACCTTTCTTTGAAGTTTGGAACGGGAAAGGCGAGGCGGCGAAAAACTACAACAAAAGAATAGAAGGTGCTTTAGATGTGGCAGATCATCCTAAGAACCAAGAATTACTTCAATATGTATCTAACAAGATTGGATATGTACCTCCAAAAACAAACCCTGTACCGCTACCAGATGTACAAGGAACTGAGTTGCCTCCTATTGATATGCAGACGGCACAAGCAATGCCTGATAACTACAAATTTGGCGGTAGAGTTCGTTTAATTTAAGGATAAAAAATGACAATTGATAAAGCTTTATACCAAGCTCCTAAAGGAATAGAAAGCTTAGCCCAAGATGAAGAGCCGATAGAAATAGAGATTGTTGACCCTGAAGAAGTTAAAGTAAAGATGGGTGATCTTGAAATAGAGATGTCAAATGAAGACAAAAATTTTGATAATAATTTAGTTGAAGAAATGAGTTCATCTGCGGCGGCTACGTTGGCAGGAGATTTGTCTTGGGATATTTCACAAGATATTGGGTCTAGGAAAGAGTGGGAAAAAGCTTATACAGAAGGTCTTAAATTATTGGGTCTTCATATAGAGGATAGGACTGAGCCTTGGGACGGGGCTTGCGGGGTATTTCATCCTTTGATTACAGAGGCGATTGTTAGATTCCAAGCTGAGATTGTGACAGAGACATTCCCGGCGGCTGGCCCTGTTTTGAGTAAGATTATTGGTAAAGAGACTCCAGAAGTTAAAGAAAAAGCCATTAATGTACAAGATGACATGAACTTTGAATTGACCGAAAACATGAAAGAGTTTCGGCCAGAACATGAAAGAATGATGTTTTCTTTGCCAGCGGTTGGTTCTACGTTTAAGAAGACTTATTACGACCCTGGTTTAGGCAGGCCAGTTTCAATGTATGTTCCTGCTGAAGATGTGATTTTGCCGTACGGTACGACCGATATGGATACGGCGCATAGAGTTACGCACGTTATGCGTAAGACCAAAAACGACATCATCAAGTTGCAGAGGGCGGGTTTTTATTTAGATATTGAGTTGCCCGACCCACAGCGCGAGCAAGATGAGATTAAGAAAGCCAAAGATAAAGAGACAGGGTTTAGCGATTTAAATGACGATAGATACACGCTTTACGAAGTTCATGTAGATTTAGATTTAGAAGGATTTGAAGACACTGACGAAAACGGCGAAACAACAGGCATAATGTTGCCTTATGTTGTTACTTTAATAAAGGGTACGCATGAAATATTGTCGATTCGCAGGAACTGGAAGGAAGGCGATCCTCTTAAACTTAAGCGCCAACATTTCGTCCATTACCAATACATCCCAGGCTTTGGAGCCTACGGATTTGGACTCTTCCACCTCATTGGGGGATATGCAAAATCTGCAACAAGCATTATGCGTCAATTGGTGGACGCGGGAACTTTATCTAACTTGCCCGGAGGTCTTAAGTCCAGAGGCCTTCGGATTAAAGGTGATGATACACCCATTGCACCAGGAGAATTTAGAGATGTAGATTTAGCATCGGGAAGTATAAGAGACAGCATTCTTCCTCTGCCCTATAAAGAACCAAGCGCGGTATTGGCTGGTTTACTGGGAACGATAGTTGAGGAGGGCAGAAGATTTGCCGCTACTGCTGATATGCAAGTTAGCGATATGTCTGCCCAAGCCCCGGTAGGTACGACATTAGCCCTTCTTGAGAGGCAACTCAAAGTACTAACAGCGGTGCAAGCTAGAACGCACTTTAGCTTAAAGCAAGAGCTTAAATTAATAAAGAATTTAATAAGGGATTACACCGACCCAGACTACACCTATGACCCAGAATACGGAGGCCGTAAGTCTAAAAAGGATGATTATGATTTAGTAGACATTATTCCTGTTAGTGATCCTAATGCTGCCACTATGTCTCAAAGGGTGGTGCAATATCAAGCGGTTATACAGATGGCGCAAATGGCGCCCCAGATTTATGATTTACCACAGTTACATCGTTCTATGTTAGACGTATTGGGGATTAAGAATGCAGAAAAACTCGTTCCTTTGCCGGATGATCAGAAACCTACAGACCCTGTATCTGAGAACCAGCAGGCGCTTAAAGGCAAACCGTTAAAAGCATTTTTATATCAGGATCATCAAGCGCACATTGCAATACATCAGGCGATGATGCAAGACCCAACAGTTGCGGCGGCGATAGGCCAAAACCCGCAGGCTCCTGCGATAACGGCGGCACTCCAAGCACATATTTCCGAGCATGTAGGGTATTTATATAGACAACAAGTAGAACAACAACTGGGTATGGCCATGCCAGCAGAGGATGAAAAACTACCGCCTCAACTGGAATATGCAATGTCTGGGATGATGGCAAAAGCGGCCAATCAAGTACTGCAAATGCATCAAGCTCAAGCGGCGCAACAACAGGCGCAACAGCAAGCACAAGACCCGCTGATACAGTTACAACAACAAGAACTTCAAATTCGCCAGCAAGAAGTTGCCATTAAACAGCAAAAACTGCAACTTGATGCACAGATTGCGCAAGTTAAACAGCAATCTGAAACTGCCCTCGATGCGGCCAGATTGGCGCTTGATAAGGAAAAATTGGCAGGAACTTTGCAGTTAGGAGCCATGAAAGTAGGCTCTGATATAGCCCATAAGAAATCTAATATTAAGTCCCAAGAAGTAAGGGCAGGCGCACAAATGGGCGTAGATATAGGAAAAACAAGGGCACAACAAGACTTAACGGCTCGCCAAGCCGCTTTAGAACATGGCAGGGAAATGGAAGATAAACGTATAGATGCAAGGAAAACAGCCTTGGAACACGGCGAAAACGCCGCAGACAGAATGCATAACATTCAAAAAGAACATCGTGAGATGTTACAAGCCCGGCAACAAGCCGCCAAACCAAAGGAGAAACTTAAACAATGATACAAGACTTCGCCCGCGTATTGCGCGAATATATACGCAAAGACATGAACAACTACGCTGATGACTTAGCTGGCGGTTCTTGCAAAAGTTTTGATGAGTACCAAAAACTCTGTGGGGTAATTCAAGGTCTAGCCATTGCAGAGCGTTATGTAATTGATCTTGCAGAAAAGGTAGACAAAGACGATGAGTGATTTAATTTTGCCGCCCGGCGTAGAAATGCCGCAAACCATCCAGCCTATCGAAAATCCGACAGAGGATGCAACAGATGAGCAAAAGGCTACGGCACTTCCAGACCCAACAGGTTACAAAATTCTTTGTGGAGTACCAGATATTTCCCAAAAAATTGATGGAACCGATTTGGATTTGGTAAGGCCTTCTCAATTTGCTGAACAAGAACAACACGCCACAACCGTGTTATTTGTTTTGAAAGTTGGGCCAGATGCATACCAAGATAAAGAAAGATACCCTAATGGTCCTTGGTGTAAACCCGGAGATTTCATTTTGACTCGGACTTATTCTGGTACGCGTTTTAAGATTTTTGGCAAAGAATTTCGTTTAATTAACGAAGATCAAGTTGATGCAGTTGTGCAAGACCCTCGCGGAATTACCCGTGCATAAAGGATAAATATGAACCAACCTTATAAATTCCCTGACGAAACAGAAGATAACACAGTTGAAATTCAGGCATCAGATGACGATTTTGAGATAGAAATTGTTGACGATACGCCAGAAAAAGACCGTGGAAGACAGCCTTTAAATAAGGAAGTCTTAGACCCAACAGACGATGAGATAGCAAACTATTCTCAAAATGTTCAATCTCGCATTAAAGAATTGACTCATGCTAGACACGATGAGCGCAGAAAAGCAGAGGCTATTGAGCGTGAAAGGCAGGAGCTTGAAAAACTAACCCAACAGTTGATTCAAGAAAACAATAATCTAAAAAACAACGTCAATGCTGGCCAGGAGATGATTGTTTCATCTGCCAAACAAAAGGCCGAAGCTGACTTAGTTTTGGCGAGAAAACAATATAAAGAGGCACAAGAAGCCTACGATACAGATGCCATTATTGCGGCTCAAGAGGCATTGACTGAAGCCAAAATGCGCTTTGAACAGGTTAAGAATTACCGTCATACCCCTTTACAAAATGTAGACAATGATGTACAAACTCAACCTAGACAGACTCAACAAGTTAGACCAGACGAAAAATCCCTGCGCTGGCAGGCAAAAAACCAGTGGTTTGGATCTAATGGGTTTGAAGAAGTTACCAGTTACGCGCTAGGACTGCATCAAAAACTAGTCAATTCGGGCATTGACCCGCGTTCCGATGAATACTATCAAGAAATAGATTCTCGCGTCCATTCTAAGTTCCCAGAAGTATTTGGTGAACCAGAAAAAACTCCGGCTCAAACCGCTAAACGTCCTTCGAATGTTGTTGCTCCTGCTACTCGATCTTCGGGTGTCAAAAAGGTTCAGCTAACACCTACGCAAGCCGCGTTAGTGAAAAAGTTTAATCTTGATCCGAAGAAATATTATCTTGAACAACAAAAATTGGAGAAACAAAATGGTTGAAGTCAAAAAGTCTCGTGAACTAGAAACACGCGAAAAAGAAGTTCGTAAGGATTACAAACCTGCGAGTTCATTGCCTGATCCAACGCCGGAGCCTGGCTATATGTATCGTTACATAATGACGCATATTCTTGGCAAATCCGATCCTATCAGATTGTCTCGAATGAGGCGCGATGGGTGGGAACCAGTTAAGGCATCAGACCATCCTGAACTTATGCTTGAAGCCTCACCAGAGGGTAATGTTGAAATAGGTGGATTAATTCTGTGCAAAAACACCATAGAAAATGTCCAAGCTTATGACAGATATTACGCAAAACAAGCACAAGACCAGATGGAATCGGTAGACAACAGTTTTATGAAAGACAACGATCCAAGAATGCGTAAGTTTGCTGAAAAGTATTCAGAGGTAACTCGCGGACGAGGGTTAAAAACCTAAAGGAAATTTAAATGGCATATCCAACAGTCTCGGCCCCTTACGGCCTAAAGCCTGTTAACCTAATTGGTGGTAGGGTATTTGCGGGTTCTACTCGCATGTTCCCTATTAACAGTGGTTACAGCAATTCACTCTTCAATGGTGACGTTGTTGACCTGGGTTACACCGGAGCAACAATTGGTACACTTATTAAAACTGGTTTGACATATTCCAGTACATCTGTTCCTTCCTCGAATACTATTGGTGTATTTGTTGGATGTGAATACTCTAATACTAGCGGCCCAATTTACGGCAAAAACCGTTTCCAATATTGGCAAGCTAGCACAACCGCACCAGATGCCATAGGCTATGTTGTGGATGATCCACAAATGGTATTTCGTACTGCTGTGGTTCAAGGTGGTAGTGCTCAATCTTCGACTATCGTATATGCAAATAATGCCTTTATTGGCGCTAACGTGCTTTACTCTGGTCCTGGTGGTTCTACAACTACAGGTGATTCATCTGGCGGTGTTTCTTTGTCCGCTACTGCTCTTTCACAATCTTCTAGCTCGGCAATTGCTCCACTAACAACTGGCGCACCTTTCCGTGTTGTAGGTATTGTCCCTGATACAGCAGTTACTGTGACTCAAAACGCAACAAGTAGTTCTACTACTATTACCCTTTCTGCTACCAATTCAGGTATTTATCCTGGAATGGCAGTAGCTGGTCCTGGCATTACTGCTGGTTCCAATACTTGGGTAACGGCGGTTAACGGAACGGCAGTAACCATCAGTGTTGCTGTAGCAACTGCGCAATCTACTGCTACGCAATTTTCTTTCATCGGCTATCCAGAAGTATTGGTAACTTGGAACTTTGGTTTCCACAGCTACTTCAATGCTACTGGCGTTTAATTAAGGAGCGAAAACATGGCTATTTCACGCGCACAACTACTGAAAGAGTTGCTCCCTGGATTGAACGCATTGTTCGGTTTAGAGTATGCCCGTTACTGCGAAGAGCACAAAGAAATCTACGAAACAGAAAAATCTGAGCGTAG